AACTTTGTTGAATTTACTAGGAATATTAGTAGATTCAGGTAAAACTTTTGCTTCTATAGCAGAAATAAATACAGGACAGGGTAATCCACAAGCACCAGTAGGTACAACGATGGCTTTATTAGAGCGCTCTACTAAAGTTCTATCAGCTATACATAAAAGACTTCATAATGCGCAAAGAAAAGAGTTCAAAATTCTATCAAACGTGTTTCAAGAATATCTACCGAATGAATATCCTTATATGACACCCGATGGTAATCAAGAAGTTGGTGCCGCTGACTTTAACAATAGGGTAGATATAATCCCTGTGTCTAACCCTGATATTTTTTCTACCGCTCAAAGGATAGCTATGGCCCAAGAAATGATGCAATTGGTAAATTCTAATCCACAAATTCATGGACCAAACGGTATTTATGAATCATATCGTCGTATGTATGCAGCTATAGGTGTAGAAAACCCTGATCAGCTACTTATGCCACCACCATCCAATGAACCTTTACCAATTGAGGCTGGTATGGAAAACAAGTCTTTGTTATTAGGCCAACCTGCGCAAGCTTTTCCTGAACAAAACCACGATGCTCACATTTCAGTACACATGAGTCTGCTTAATACCCCACCTGTGCAGTCAAATGCAGCGGTACAAGCTATGATTCATTCACATATTATGCAACATTTGCAAATGAAAGCAGATGGTATAGCTCTACAACAATTACCACCTGAATTAAAACAACAATACGACCAAATGGCGGCACAATTACAACAAATGCCTGAAAAAGAACAAGCAAAAATGCAGGCACAAATGCAACAACTGGTTGCTCAAGTCTCTGCACCTATTTTGGCTGAATTAGTGGCTGAATATACGCAAAAAATATCTGCACCGACAGACGAAGATCCGTTAGTAGCTATCAGAAGGCAAGAATTAGCCCTAAAAGGACAAGAATTAGCTCAAGAAAACCAACAATTCATAGCAGATCAACAAAGAAGAAGAGATGAGGCTCTCAGAGAGGATCAAATAGATGTGCAGAGAATACAAACTCAACAAGATATAGCTGAAGAAAAAGCTGATATCACTAGAGACAGAATGGAAATGCAAAAACAGCTTAAAATACAAGATTTAATACAAAAATATCAAAAGTAACTTATAATACGAAAATAATGAAAGCACAAAATAAACAAAGCTACAGTAATAAAGGTAGCGTTCCTCTTAAAAAGAGCCAAAAAGTATCCGTGAACACTAACCCTCAACCAGGTATGGGTAAGGGTAAAGTACGAGGCGCTGGTATAGCAGAGTCAGGTACTAAGTTTTCAGGCGTTTATTAATGTCGGTACTCTGGTTAAGAGAACAACTACTTAAAGAGCTTCGAGCACAACAAGAAGCTGTCAAAGACACATTACTGGCAGGTGTCAAAGATATAGGTCAGTATGAGTATTTACGTGGACAATATACAGCTCTGGTCCAGGTAGAAAGTAAACTAAGAGAGCTGCTAGGAAAAGTAATAGAAGATGACGAAGACGACACAAGTGGTAGTTCCTGACCACGTTGCTCAAGAAATCGAAAAGGAAAATCAAGCAATATCAGAAAATGTTCAAGAAACTGGTGAACAGTTAGATAAAGCTTATGTGGAACCAGGACTAAAAGTTCTAGATCCAACACTTTTAGATAAATCAGCTTTAGAGAGAATGCCAACACCTACAGGGTGGCGTATGTTGATATTGCCATTTGCAGGTATGGGTGTTTCTAAAGGGGGTATAATTATGACAAAAGATACAGTCGATAGAGAAAGACTCTCTACGGTTTGTGCTTATGTAGTAAAAATGGGGTCGCTTTGTTATCAAGATGCTAAGTTTGGTGACAAACCTTGGTGTCAAGAAAAACAATGGGTATTGATAGGCCGTTATGCTGGTGCTCGTTTCAAGTTAGGTGATGATGCAGAATGCAGAATTATTAATGACGATGAAGTGATCGCTACCATACACGATCCAACCGATATCGTTGCAGTATAGGAGTAAAAATGAGTGAAGAAGTAAAAAAAGACGAAACTCTCGAAGAAGAAACAGTAGTTGAACTGGAAGAAGAGCAGAGTGAATCTGAAGATGCTGAAGTTACAGAAGAAGTTGCAAGTCAACCTGAGGAAGAAGAAGATCCAAAGGAAGAAGAAGAACTTGAACAATATTCTGATAGAGTTCAGAAACGTATAGCAACCTTAACACGTAGATTAAGAGAAGCAGAGCGAGCTAGCGAATCAGCTTACACTTATGCAAATCAGCTACAAGAAGAAAATAAAAATCTTAAAGTTAAAAGTTCTCAATCTGATAAGTCTTATTTATCTGAAGCTGAAAATAGATTAAAGTCTCAAAAAGCACAAGCTAAAGCTGCTCTTAAATCTGCTTACGAAGAACAAGACTTTGATAAAGTAGCGCAAGCACAAGATATTATCGCTAAGATTGCAGTAGAAGAAAGCAAGATAGAATCTTCTAAATCGCAATTGGAATATCAAGAGGAACAAAAAACACAAGGACAAGAAATAGAACAACCACAAGTTCCAGCTCAACAACCTGCTCCTGTAGTGCAACCTGATGAAAAAGCAACCGCTTGGGCAGAAAAAAATGAGTGGTTTGGCACTGATGAAATAATGACAAACGCCGCTTTTACTATTCATAAACAGTTAGTAGAAGATGAAGGATTTGATCCTAAGAGCGATGAGTATTATACTGAGGTTGATAACAGGCTTCGTGCTAAGTTTCCAAACGATTTTTCTCAACAAGAAAATTCTAAGAAACCGACACAAAGAGTGGCTTCAGCTGGCAGAGCAGATACAACTGCGAAGCCTAGTAAAAAGCAAGTTAGATTATCGCCTTCTGAAGTTCAGATGGCTAAAAAATTAAACGTACCCTTAAATGAGTACGCAAAATTCGTAAAAAGGTAAAATATGAATAGAGATGATAAGGGCAGGTTTTTGAAACCTGAAAATAACAGAGAATCCCGCTCTGCTGATACTCGTGCTCAAGATGAAGCACGAAAACCTTGGGCTCCCCCAAGTATGTTAGAAACTCCCCCAGCACCCGAAGGATACATTTACAGATGGATCAGGGCTGAAGTTTTGAATAGTGATGACAAAAAAAATGTTATGTCTAGGACTAGAGAAGGTTTTGAACTTGTCAGGTCTGAAGAGATAGGAGATTTTGAGTTACCTAGTATTCAAGACGGTAAGCACGCAGGAGTTGTTGCTGTTGGTGGGCTTCTATTAGCTAAGATTCCAGAGGAAACAAGAAACGAACGTAACGCCTATTATCAAAATAGAACACAAACAGCACAAGATGCTGTAGATAACGACCTCATGAAAGAATCCGATGCTCGTTCTCCAATAATGTCTCCAAGGAGAACTTCTAGTGTAACGTTTGGAGGCGGTAAACGAAAATAATTAAGGAATAATTATGGCAAACCAAGATAAAGCTTTCGGATTTAAACTGGTCGGTAATTTGTCAGGTGTTAATCAAAACAAGGTTAATCAATACAATATCGAATCAGGTTCAACCAATGGCATATTCTCTGGAGATCCCGTAAAAATGTTAGCTGGTGGTTTCATCGACGTAGCCGATGCTGCTGGTGACACAAAAATTTTAGGTATTTTCAAAGGATGTAAATTCGTCGATGCGACTTCGAAAGAAGTTACGCATTCAGCCCATTTCCCTGCTGCTCAAACAGCAACAGGAGATATCGTAGCATTTGTGGAAGATAATCCACATAATTTATATGAAGTTCAGTGTTCTGGCACTTTGTCTAGAAGTGATATAGGATCAAACGTTGATGTTGCATACACAGCTGGTTCCACACTTTCAGGACAATCTAAGTGTGAGATTGATAGCTCTTCTTCAACATCTACTGCTAATTATAGATTAGTAGGTGTTTCAAAAGACCCAGAGAACGGTGAACTAGGCAGCGCAAATGTAAATATGATCGTTATGATTAACGAAGGTCTTTACAATCAAGCTGTAGGAGTATAAGGAGTAAATTATGGCTATTAATAGAGCACAATTAGCGAAAGAATTAGAACCAGGCCTGAACGCCTTGTTTGGTATGGAGTATGCCCGTTACGATAACGAGCACGCTGAAATATTCGATCAAGAAACTTCTGATAGAGCATTTGAAGAAGAAGTAATGATTGTTGGTTTTGGTAATGCACCAGTCAAACCTGAAGGTGAAGGTGTGGCATTCGATAATGCAAATGAAGGTTTTACAGCAAGATATGAGCATGAAACAGTTGCTTTAGCTTTTGCTTTAACCGAAGAAGCTGTAGAAGATAATCTGTATGATAGACTTGGATCTAGATATACTAAGGCACTAGCTAGAAGTATGGCTAACACTAAGCAAATCAAAGCTGCAGGTATTCTTAATAATGCTTTTTCATCTTCATTCAACGGTGGTGACGGAAAACCTTTAGTGGCAACTGATCACCCACTTACAGGCGGTGGTACAGGAGCAAATAGAGCTGCTACCTTTGCTGACTTGAATGAAACTTCATTAGAAGATGCACTTATCAGAATCTCAACTCAGGTTGATGATAGAGGTCTAGCAATTGCACTACAGGGTAATAAATTAATTATCCCACCTCAGTTGCAATTTGTTGCTGACAGACTTTTAAACTCACCTGGTAGAGTTGGAACTTCTGACAATGATATTAACTCAATCGCAAATCAAGGTATGCTTCCTGAAGGTTATGTGGTAAATCATTACTTAAATGACCCAGATGCTTACTTTATCAAAACTGATGTACCTGACGGTTTCAAACATTTTGTTAGAAGCCCTATGGCGACATCACTTGAAGGTGATTTCGATACAGGTAATATGAGATACAAAGCTAGAGAGAGATATTCATTTGGATTCTCAAACTGGAGATGTGTCGATGCTTCTCAAGGGGCATAACACTTAACCGTAAAAGTGTTAAGGGCTACTTCGGTAGCCCTTTTTTTATTGTATTTACAAATTCTGTGAGCTAAACTTAAGTCCTAGGTAATTAATATGCTTACAGACTGACCTAGCAGACAAGCCAAGACTGTAAGTAATAACCAAGGAGGTTATAATGGCAAAATCGACATTTTCAGGACCTGTTAAATCCTTAAGTGGATTTATTTCAGCAGGTAGCGACGCAGTTGTAAGCTTGACAGCTGATACAACTTTGACAGTAGATGCTCATGCAGGCAAAATTTTAGTTTGTAATGATGCAGACGGTAAGTTCACATTACCAACAATAGTACCAACCGTACCAAGTGATTCATCAGATCCTAATCAATTAAATAATCTAGGTGTTTCATTTACATTTGTAATAGATACAGCAGCTACAGATTTAGATATCAAAACTGATGGTACAGACAAGTTTGTAGGTGGTTTATATACTGGTGTAAATGATGCGACAGGCAAAACATTTATATCTGGTGCTTCTAATGACGTAATAACACTAAATGGCTCTACTAAAGGTGGATTAGCAGGTAGTGTGGTCAATGTTGTTGCTATGGCAGATAACAAGTATATGGTAGAAGGAATACTACTAGGTTCAGGCACTTTAGTAACTCCATTTGCTGACGCATAAGGTAGGAAATAATGGCAGATGCAGTAACAACACAAACTATTCAAGACGGTCAAAGAAAGGCCGTCATGAAATTCACTAATGTTTCCGATGGGACTGGTGAAAGTGCTGTTGCTAAAGTAGATGTCTCCGCTTTACAAACAAATGCAAATGGCGACGCTTGCACAAGTGTCACTATTCAAAGAATATATTGGGCCTGTCGTGGTATGGGTGTAGATTTATTGTTTGATGCAACTTCTAATGTCTTAATTACAGGTTTACCAGCAGATAGTACTGGAGATGAGTACTACGATAATTTTACAGGTATACCTAATAATGCAGGCAGCGGTAAGACTGGAGATATTCTCTTTACAACAGTAGGTCACTCATCAGGTGACACATATTCTATTATCTTAGAACTCGTCAAAGAGTATGGCTAAGAATATAAAAAGAACAGTAGGTCGTGGTGGTAACTATCGACCTACTAAATCTGGTGCTGGCATGACCAAAAAAGGTGTAGCAGCATACAGAAGGAAAAACCCAGGATCGAAGCTGAAAACAGCTGTTACGGGTAAAGTAAAACCAGGAAGTAAAGCAGCAAAAAGAAGAAAGTCTTATTGCGCTAGATCTCTTGGTCAATTAAAACGAAGTTCTGCTAAAACTAGAAATAATCCTAACTCTAGAATCAGGCAGGCTCGCAGGCGCTGGAGGTGCTAATATGAGCTTTTGGGAAAAAGTTGGAAATTGGTTTGGCTGGGTAAAAGTCAGAGCACGTGATGAAGATGGTCGATATATCGCAGATGATAAATCGACAGCAAAGAATGAAGCCTATACAATGGTGCATAAAGATTTGGTTAAAAAGCCAAAACGTAAATATACTAAAAGGAAGAAAAAATAATGGCGATTTCAAGTACAAAAACAGTTCAAAGGGTAGAGGTATATCCTTTAGCAGATAGTTCAGCAGATGCAACCGCAAATGCTAAACACCCAACTATGATGGTAGTGTATGAAAATACTTTAGCTGGGACAGGATCTGATGCTCATTTGGACGGTACAGTAGCTACAGAAGTCAAACATCTAAGTAAGTTTGTATCCGATGGTGGATCAGCTACGGATGTAACAGGTGAGGATGCTTTAGTGCAAACCATCTGTGGTGCTATCTGGGCATAATGTACGAATATAAATGCGAGGTCACTCGTGTGGTCGATGGGGATACTGTAGATTGTATCCTCGACCTCGGCTTTAGTATTTTACATAAATGTCGTGTCAGACTTTATGGTATAGATACGCCTGAATCTAGAACAAGAGACCTAGATGAAAAAGCACGAGGTAAACTAGCTTCTAAATTCTTAGAAGATTCTATAAATAACGGCAAACAAGTAATTTTACGAAGCGAGCTGAAAGACTCGAAGGGTAAATACGGTCGAGTTTTAGGATCTATAGTGGTAGATGATTTAGATATCAATCAAGCTATGGTGACACAAAATTTAGCCGTCAAATACTTTGGTCAAAGCAAAGCTGATGTTGAAGCTGAACACATGCTAAACAGACAAAAGTTAATTGACTCAGGTGCATATGTACCTGAATCTGATATATAATCAAAATATGGCTAAGGAAAAAGTTAAAAAAGTAATTAAAGGTCTTAAAAAAGCAAGCAAGACACACGCACAACAAGCTAAGACTTTAGAAACATTAAAGTTGAAAACAGGCGGCGGAGCAAAAAAGAAAGCTAAAAGCGGTGGTAAAATTTGTCCTAAAGGTAAAGCCTGGGCTAAAAGAACTTTTGATACCTATCCTTCTGCATATGCAAATATGGCAGCCTCTAAATACTGTAAAGATCCAAACTACGCTAAAGGTGCGAAAGGAAAAAGAGTCAAAAAAAATGCAGGAGGCCTCGTTACTAGTCCCAGAGGTCAAGGCGCTGTAATGCCTGACAGGGTAAGATAATGGGTCAGTTAAAACAATGGCGAGAACAGAACTGGGTCCGTATAGGTACTGATGGCTCAATAAAAGGTCCTTGTGGCACAAGCAAAGATAAAAAAAATCCAGATAGATGTTTACCTGCAGCAAAAGCTAGAAGCTTATCTAAATCAGAAAGAGCATCAACCGCAAGGAAAAAGAAAAAAGCAGGTCGCAAAGGCAAAACTGTTGTAGCTAATACACCAAAGGCGAAAGTAAGAATGAGAAACGGTGGAGCTGTTAGACTTATAGCAAAAGGTTGTGGTAAAGTGATGAAAAATAAAAAAAAAGTTACTACAATAAGGTAACTTAAGGAGCAAAAATGCCAGGACATTATAAAAAATCTAAAAACGGTAGCATGATGAAGAAATCTAAAGGCGGACCATTAAATACTAAATCTAAGAAAAAACCTGTTGGTATGAAAGGTGGTGGTGCAGCTAAAAGTAGTAAAAACGGTAGCATGATGAAAAAGTCTAAGGGTAGCACAATGAGGATGAAAGGTGGTGGTTTCGCCGCAAGAAGACGAAGACAAAAAAAATAGTGCCCAATTTAATAAGTAATATTCCGCATTTCAAATGCTGGGTAAGAAGAGAATTTACCCATAATCACGAAAAATATCATGATGAGTATATACATGCTTTAGCAATAGCTGTTAATACCATACCTGACAGATCTTTAAGTTTCCAAGTAGTTTTTACAGGTGAAGAGTCTAACTGTGAAGATAACGATGAACCTAACATACACGGTGGTGCTATGTGGGCTCGTATGCCTATACAAGGTATGGTCGCAGATATACCTATGGATGATTTCCCTGATCCTATGGAAGATCATTTAGCACAACCTTGGGACTGTGAATCAAGAGATCATAGTGTTGTAGTTATGGACAGAGTTAGCTCCTCACCTTGGTTAGCTAAAATAGGTGGTGATTTTTATCAAGCCAAATATTTATTTACAGTTGATTACACAAATAACTCTATTGCAGATGACCCTGCACAACATAAACAATCTCATGTATTATATATAACAGAAGATTGTAATTGGAAAGGTAATCTAGTTGCTTTACCTAACAATAGAGTAAGAGCTACAAGCCCTGCTTTATGGGTGACTGGCGAGGGTGCTCCAGACTTTAAACCGTCTCAATGGGCACATTCAGCAGAAGGTCATGAAAGTTACCTAGATCCCTCAATTACATTTAATAATTTATATGAGGACTAAAAATGGCAACATCAGGAAGTACAAACTTCGAACCAGACATAACAGAGTTTGTTGAAGAAGCATATGAAAGATGTGGCTTAGAACTCAGAACTGGATACGATCTTAAAACTGCAATCAGATCTGCAAACTTAATGTTAGCTGAATGGGCTAATAGAGGTTTGAATCAATGGACTATCGAAACAGGAACACAAACCGTTACTGAAGGCACGAATAGTTATACCTTAGGCACAAACGTAATTGATGTGTTAGATGTTACTATCAGGAGAACGGTTAGTGGTACTACAACAGATGTTAGGTTAGATAAACTTTCTAGATCAGAGTTTTTTAACATTCCTAATAAAGCTACCAAGTCTAAACCGTCACAATATTTCTTAGATAAACAAAATAATCCAACTTTATTTATCTACCCAACACCTGAAAACTCAACCGATATAATACGGTTTAACAAACTAACAAGGATGGATGATGTAGATGATGCTAAAAATACTATGGACATGCCATTTAGGTTGTTTCCTTGTTTTGTGGCAGGGCTAGCTTACTACATAAGTATAAAAAAGAATCCTCAATTGACTGCACAACTTAAGAGTATCTACGAAGAAGAATTTAGAAGAGCTGCTGACCAAGACGAAGATAGAGCTTCATTTAGAGTTAGACCGAGTATAAGGAATTATTGATGGCTACTGGTAAACACGCATATGGTATTTGTGATATTTCAGGTTTCAGATACAAGCTCAAAGACATGAAAAAAACTTGGAACGGACTAAAGGTTGGGCCAGACCAGTTTGATCCAAAACATCCACAATTAGAACCATCTACACATGTTTCAGATTCAGAGGCTCTACATGATCCTAGACCTGATACTGACGTTGAAGCAGGGGACGGTAGAGTATTTACTAGTACAGCTATAGTTGGTCGCAGTTTCCAAGGGTTTACAATTACATCTGCTTTAGGAACAGTTACAATATCATAATGGATAAAGCTAAATTAGTTTCATTAATAAAAAGTTATTTACAAAATGAGGAAACTACTTTTGTAGCTACTATAGATGACATCATAAAAAATACAGAGGATAAAATATTTCAAGAGATAGAGTTTGATAATTTTAGAAAAACAGCCACTTTGACCTTCACAGCAGGCACTAAAACAATAGCTACACCATCTGATTATGTCTTATCTTTTAGTTTTGCTGTTATAGATTCAAGCTCTGACTATCATTATTTAGATAAAAAACACCCATCATTTATACAAGAATATGACGTAGATCCAACAGATTCTACTAAAAGAGGTTTACCTAAATATTATGCCGTTAAAGAAAAAGGTTTAAGTTCATCTACTTTGGTTGTAGCACCTGTACCTGATGCTAATTACAGCGCAGAACTAAACTATCTGTTCAAACCTAATTCAATAGTGACAGATACAACTGGCACTTGGTTATCAAACAATGCTAGGAATTTACTTTTATACGGTTGTCTTTTAGAGGGCTATACCTTTATGAAAGGCGATCCTGACATGTTTCAAGTATATGAAGCAAGATATCAACAAGAGCTTGCAAGGCTTAAAAATAGAGCTGAGGGTAGAAGTAGAAGAGATGAATACCGTTATGACTCTCTTAGAAAGCCTGTAACTTAATGACCCCAATAAAAGATTTAGAAGGCAAACACGTTGCCATAGTAGGACTAGGAGCTAGTTGGCAAGACTACAATATTGCTAAAAGTCATGGTGTTCAGTTTGACGAAGTTTGGGCTATCAACGCTGTTTCCTCTGTCATTATTCACGATAGAGTCTTTATGATGGACCCAGCAACAAGATTTTTAGATTCGGATGACGCTGGTCAACAAACTGAAGGTATGAAACAAGTATTGTTAAAACACCAAGGCCCTATTTATTCTTGTGAGCTAGATAAAAGATGTCCAGGACTCGTGGAGTATCCTATAAATGAGGTGATGAAAGCAGGTAAATCTGCTTACCTAAATAACACAGTTGCTTATGCCGTAGCTTTTGCTTACTGGTGCAAGGTAGGAAAACTATCTTTATTTGGCGTAGATTACAGTTACAAGGGTAATTTACACTTTGCCGAGCAGGGTAGAGGGTGTGTAGAATACTGGCTCTCTAAACTCGAATCTGTAGGTGTGAGTATAGGTATTGCTAGATCATCTTCTTTACTTGATCAAAACGAAGCTGCAGAAGATAAATTATACGGCTATCACAGGTTAGATGATCCTTTAGTTGTTTTACAAAACTCTGAGGGCGACTACATAACCCTCAAAGCTAGTGAATATAAACAAAGACTTACACCACAACCTAAACCACAAAAATTTGTTGCAGGCAGACAAGACCCACCTGAACCGAAAAAATGGTAAGATAAGTTATGGCTATCACATCAACACTTTGCACTTCCTTTAAACAAGAACTCTTACAAGGCGTGCATAACTTTAACAAGGCAAGTTCACCAGATACTTTCAAATTAGCTTTATACTCTAATACGGCTTCTCTAGACGCTAGTACAACAGCTTTTACTACTAATGGCGAAGTGACAGGTACAAATTATACATCAGGTGGCGCTACTCTAACACTTAAAACAGGCACACCTACAACAGATGGCACTACAGCAGTTGTAGACTTTGATCCCCTCACGTTTTCAAACGTCACCTTAACAGCTGCTGGAGCCTTAATTTATAACTCATCAGACAGCAATAAAGCAGTTTGTGTGATTAGTTTTGGTAAAGATGTTAGTGCTTCAGCTAGCAATCTGACTATTACCTTTCCTTCAACAGGAGCTTCCAATTCTATAATTAGGTTGGCATAATACGAATATGGCTAGTTTTGATAACAATTTAAGAATTAAAGAAATAGATACTGGTGCTGAATCTGGTACTTGGGGAACTTCAACTAACACAAATTTAAGTTTGATAAGCGATGCTTTGGGTTATTCATCTGTTGCAACTTTCGATACAGACGCAGATAAAAGTGTAACTGTAGGTGATGCTCTTTCTAGTCCCTATAGAAGTATGTACGTTAAAGTTACTTCATCTGTTTCATTATCTACGCCTAGAACTTTAACTATTGGTCCTAACACTATCAAAAGAGTTATGTTTATAGAAAATGCAACTTCAGGCAATCAGTATATAAATATATCACAAGGAGGTGGTGCTAATGCATCAATACCTAATGGTGCAGTTATGTGTGTTTTTCTTGATGGAGGGGGAGGTTCGGCAGCTGTAGCTTCGGTATTTCATAATTTTGTTGCTACTGATTTCATACAAATAAAAGGTAGCACCCCATCTCTATTGATTGGTGAGGCTGAGGAAGAAGATACTAGATTAGTATTCAATGGTAATGCACAAAATTATCATATAGGTTTAGATGATACAGATGATACCCTTAAAATAGGTAGGGGTGCTTCATTAGGTACGAATACAGATTTATCTCTGGCAACTAACGGTAAAGTTGGTATAGGTGAAACTGTACCTCTTGGTAATTTACATATTAAAAGTGGGGATGCTGGTTCTTTTACACCTACAGTAGGTGCAACAAATTTAATTATTGAAAATAACAACGATTCTGGCATATCTATCATTTCAGGTAATGATTCAACAGGTAATATTTGTTTTGGTCATGTAGGAGATCCTGACGAAGGTAAAATATCATATACACATAATGCAGACGATGAAATGACATTTACCGCTGGTTCTTCATTTGCTTTTAAGAAAGGATCTACGGGACAAGCTACAATAAGCTCAGGTGGTGATTTAAGTATTCTTACTGCTGATAAAGGTGTAGTATTAAAATCAGCAAACGGCACTCAATATCGTGTTACTGTCAGTAATGCAGGAGCCTTGGTAGTTACCGCAACTTAATATATAATCTAGTTCAATAGGAGAAGAACTATGGACGAAAAACAATTTTTAATAACAGCGTTACAATTAATTGATGTCTCACTCGCAAGAGGAGCTATCAGGGGTGAAGAAGTAAAAATAGTATCTCAATTAAGAGATTACATCGGAACTTCTTTACAGAAGTATCAAGAGCAGATTGCCGAGCCAGTAGAAACCCTGGCGCAAGAAGCCGAAGTCGAAGAGGTTGAAGAGGAGACTGAAGACTGATGGAATATATTATGATCCTAGTCTTAGTGGGTATTATAGGATACTTATGGGTATCTAAAAATAAACCAGAGTGGCTAGAAAAATTTAAAAAGTAAGTGGCAAGAAAAACAGCAGCAGATGTCCATCTCGAACTATCTGTTCACCAAAAAGAGAGCGAAGAGAGATGGAAAACTGTTTTTAATAAATTTGTTGATATAGAGCTTGAGCTGAAAGAGCTTCAACAAAAAGTCTCAGGAGGTTTGACTACACTCATAGTTTTATTAGTAGGTTTAATATGTAGTGTAGTCGCCTTACTTTTAGAGGGTATTATCATATGACAACAGAAACACTAGAACAAAAGGTTAGTCACCTGCTAAGACTACATGAGGGGTTTGTCTCACACGCTTATGAAGACTCAACACCTGAAAAATATCTTACAATTGGATACGGCAGATTAATAGATGAAAGATTAGGAGGCGGTATATCGCAAGAAGAAGCTGAATATTTGCTAAATAACGATATACAAAACTGTATTAAGATCTTGTCTGCACAAATTCCAACTTTTAGTGAATTATCAGAAACAAGAAAAATAGTTTTAATTAATATGTATTTCAATCTAGGTAATAGGTTATTTAAATTTAGTAACATGTTATCTGCTATACACG